TTACAGATAGTATCTGCTGTCTTTGTCTATGATCTTTAATTAGAAATAAATTTCCTGAATGAATATACTCTTCAAATATATGTGCCATGTTATTTTTAGATTTTAAACTAAATGATAAAGGATACCATGTTCTATCTAATCCTCTATCTTCTAACTCACCCCTTGTATTATCTATATATCCTTTTGTAAGACCGAAATTTTCAGCAACTTCATTTAAATATATTATCTGATCTGAATAGTCCCAACCATCTAACCATGATTGATGAATTTGTTCTATCCGTTCACCTTTTCTTTTAAAGACTACTAGATGAGATGGGTGTCTTTTTTTACCTACGTCAAATCCTGCAAAGATATCTTCATCTTCTTCAAAATTATGTTTAAGAGTAGTGGGTAAAGACCTTAAATTTTCATCTTCACACTTTTCAATATCTTCTGTATCAAAATAAGCTTCGGTATTAAAGTGAGGTTGTAGTAAGAATTCAGAAGCGAATGATTTAGGTTTAGCTTTTTGCTGTTCTAATAACCACTCTTCACTATATAATTCAGGCATCAATACCCTTCTGTCTGGCTCTGGATCAAGAGCAGGCAATTTTCTAGATACAAATCTATCATCTTTTTCTAACACTGTAAGTAAATCTCCGGGCATCATAGGTGTTCCAACAACTACTACGGGTACGCCTTGATTAGGTATGAATAAGGACTCTGTTAAAAAATGATCTTCAATCTTAGACATTTGACCTATTGCTAAAGGACTTTCTGGATCTTTCAATATGTCATCGGCAATTAATGCTCCATTAACGTGCATACCTCTTTTGAAAGAAAATAATCCACCATGTAATATTTCTGCACTCCCCCCATTACCTGTATCATATCTAAATGTAAAATCAGCTTTAGGGGCTCTATTAGTCATCATGTCTTTTAAGAGGGGGTTTCTATTAACCTCTTTGTTTATTTCAGATATGTGATACTTTGCCATAGTGTCACTATAAGAAAGATATAAAATATTTGCATTTCCCTGTATCTTAAGACTTCTCCATATACTAAAAGCGTGTCCTAATATAGTAGATTTAAAATGTGCTCTAGGTAAAATTGCTAAATAATTAAGCTTATCTTCTATACATTTCTCTACTTCTTCTGTTAGTTTACCCACATGCCACGCCTGAAAGTATTCAGGGTGTTCAAATCCTTGAGACCATATATCTCTAGTAAACTCCCAAAAACTTCCTATTTTATACTTATTACTCTTTTCGAGTTTTTCTGCAAGTAATTCAAAGGCTTTTTCATATGTTGTTAAATCATCACTCATTGTCTTTTGATGCCATCAATACTTTCAATTTTGTTGCTATACGTTTAATAAGTTCTACATCTTCAATTTCATCTACTAAAATATTAACTACATCTTGTATAAATTGAATGTTAATCAAGCCTTCGGCTACTTGTCTTTCTCCCTGTATACCAATATCTAAAGCTTTAACTGCATCAAAAGCTCTTTCAAAATCTAATACTTGTAACTCTGATCCAGCTTTATCTCTAATACTTTTATAGAGGGCTTGATGTTCATCTTGCATTTTTGCAAGTTTTGTTGATTCATTCTCTTGTACTTTTTCAACTGCTTTAGCTTGAGTCTCTGCTTTTTTGGTTTTCCAATCATCTTGTCGTACCCATGCATATATAGTCTGCTCATTCACAACTGTTCTATGTTCAGCAGAAATTTGTTGAGCTATCTCTCTAGCAGAATAATCATCTGTTAGATATAATTTAAATGCTCGTTCTTTTACAGCTTTAGGAAATTTTTTGGGCATTACATATACGCAGCATTAGACCAGTTTGTATCTGCGTTTCCTGATTCAATGCTACCTCCGAATGGGCTACCATCTGGTTGTAGTAATTTACTAAAGTCTACATTATGTTTATTTTTATTACCAGCTACGTTAAAACATTCTGGTACTTTATGTTTTATACCACCTGATGTCACTATTTCTTTATATTTTATACCAATCTCAGCTTTGTTACATATACCTTGTATCATTGCATCTTTAGGTCCAAGAGGTTTATACTGAGGGTTCTCTAACAATGTAGCTATCTTTCTTTTAGCTCCCTCTGGTTGTACATTATGCATGCATCTGTAATAATCACACCAGACAACTTTAGCATACTTTTCTTTAAACTCTTTAGCCGTCATCCCTTTAGGCAGTTTATCCTCGACCTTAGTATCTTTCGGTTTAGGCTTATCGTAAAAATGAACTGTATGTTTTCCTTTTCCGATTCCTGCTTTCCTATATCCTTTAGGTGCCGCCATTACTTTTCTCCTTTACTCCATATAATGCGATGCAAGCCGCATCAGCATAATCTTGTTCAGGGAATTTATTTCCCCACTTTTCTATTGCATATTTCATTATAGCATCTTTTGTAGCTTTACCACTACCGATTACATTTTTCTTCCAAGTGCCATTATCTACTAAAGAAACAGGTATGTCACTTAGACATATAGTTCCCCAAACAGCTCCCACTACTTCTGACAAGGTACGCACTACATTTCTGTTTTGTGCGAATATGGGTTCTTCTATCATAGCGTAATCTAGGGTATCTATATCTATCTCCTCTATCAAAACTCTGGCAAAATTATCCATTAAATCTGGAAATCGTTTTTTAAAAGAGTCTTTAGTATTACAAGTTGCTTTGTAAATATTTATTAAATTTTCATCCTCATCTAGCACTACCCCATGTATTGCTTTACTAGACGTATCTAGTCCTAAATATAACATGGTTTATTGTAGTGGAATGTGTTCTTTAATAATTTGTCTAGCTAGTAGTTTATCAGCAACTTTATCTTCAATTCTGTCTTTATTTACTATAGCTAATGTTGCTCCGACACCTAATGCCATCGCCCCTACTATAGGTAAACTCTTTACTATACTCTTTGCTACATCTTTACTTGTCATTATTTTCTCCTATATATTATATTCTATTTTACTCTCCCTCTAAGATTTTCATTCCTAGAGCTATTATACCCCCAATAGTAGCTGTAGATACTTCAGGCATTCCTTGAAATAGCCCTACTACAGATAAAGTAGTAAGACATCCAATGGCTAAAAATATTTGAGGTCTAAATTTTCCCATATTCATATAAATCTCCTATAATTATTATACTAAGTTTTAATCAATTCCTTTAGTCCTAAGTGCAACAATTCTAGAAACTGTATTCCAACATTGGGTATAAAGTCTTAATCGCCCCTCTTCATAAGTTTTAGCAGCCTCCATCTCAGTCATTCTTTTAAATAAGTCTGCTAATCCTTTATTAGTACTCATAATAATTCCTCGTGCTTCATCTCTAGTAGGTTTTTTACCAGTCGCATCTTTCATTACTTGAGCAAATGCTACGTTATATCCCTCATCAAATTGAGCATGCATAGCCCCTAATTTCATTTGATGACTTGCTACAACTTGTTCTAATATAGCTTTATTACCCCCATAAATAGCAAGATAAGCTTCTAATTCTTTATTACTCGCCCCATTAACTTCTCCAAAGTCTAAAGTTTCATCAGCGTTTTGATTTATCTTTACCCATGGAACAGGATGATCTTGACGTTCTTGTTTTGCAAATTCAATTGCATCTTGATATCCCCATCTCTTTTCCATTAATTCCTCCTATTTTTACATTTACAATACCACATACCCGTACATGTTTCAGGTTCTATAGTCATTGCCATTATTTTTTCACATCGTTTTAGTATATCATCCCATACTTTTTTATCTCTGTCAACTTTAAATGCTTTTAGATTTTGGTCATTCTTGTTTTCATACATAACCACACCGTAATCTCTATCAGTTAAGTTAAGGTATATCTGTAACTGTATCATGTGTTCATGTTTTGGGGATTCTTTTAAATCTTTGAAGTCTTCATCTTTTATAGTTTTTAACTCTAACAAGGCTTCTTCATGTTTATCATGTTTTATTATGAAGTCAATCCTACCCGATATAGGTGGGTTTTCATTTTTTATAGATACTTCATCATCAATATATAGTTCGGCTTTTTCTAAATACTTTTTCATACGCCCTTCAAATGTACCACCATGATCAAAGATTCTTTGTATACGAGGTTTTATAGTATCCCAATCAAGCAATCCATTATATGCCATATACAAGTATTTATCACAAGGGTTCCCAAATAATGATGGATAAAATTTTCCTTTACTTGGGGGGCTATTCTTTCTTTCTAAGACAGTATCAATAGATTTCAATAACCATCGGTCTTGGTTCTTAGTTCGTTTAGTAGTTTTTTTACTACTTATATAATTTCTAATCGGGTCATTTATAGATTCAATTCCTGCCATAATCTTTCCTTTATATCTTTATATGTTTTTTCTTTTATATGCCAGATTTCATACCCCGCCTCTTTTAGATACTCATCTCTCATGGCATCCCGTTTTGCAAAATGTCCAAAAGGACCATCTGCTTCTATTATAACATTAATCTCTGTTACTATAAAATCAGGTATATACTTACCTACAGGTGTTTGCCATGTATATCTAAGCCCAGCTTCATCAAGCACTCTCGCTATCAGCTTCTCCTGAGAGGTATGACTTTTCCGTGTCATCTACTAGCTCCTTATATGCTTCAGGATTATTTTTAAACCAGTCTACAACTTTAGTTATACCCTGTAGTTTTTCATCTTTATAATAATACCATGCACCCTTTTGCGTAATTAAACCTTCTTCTAACGCCATACGAATATAAGTTTCGACTATATCTATACCACCATCATGTTTAAATGGAACAATCGCTTCTTCAAACTTTTCTCCACCAAACTTATCTTTTAATAATCTAACATTAATTTCAAACCCAACTCTATCGCTCATCTTTGCAGGAGTACTTGCCCCCTGTTTTAATATCCAAGATCCTCTAGTAAAGTGCATACAACAGTGGGTAAAATACTTTTGACCTTCTCCACCGGGCATTGTATCCATAAGTTGTACATTACCCATAGTTCCCCTAGTCTGATTAATAGCAACTAGAGCCCCACCGTTTTTAAGTTCAGGTATAAGTCTCATTAACATTTGATTCCATGTTCTAGACTGCCATCCAATAGGGCTGTAGCCAATACCTTTTTCATTTGTAAATATATCTGATGGAACTAATCCTGCAACGCTATCTACTACTACAATATCAACTCCGTTTTGTAGAGAACTTCTTATTGCTTTAAAGGCTTCTTCTGAAGTATCTGGATTATACAATATCATTTCCTTAGTATTTAAACCACTTTTAGTCATCCAATCGGAATCCCATGATTTTTCTAAGTCTACCCATACAGCTACTCCACCATCTTGTTGAACTGACTTACATAGTTGAGATGCTACATATGATTTACCTGATGAAAAACCACCAAATAAAAGGGTAAATCTTTTTCTAGGTATACCCCCATTAGTTATCTTATCTAATTGAGGTATATTAAAAGGTATTTTACTATACTCAAAACTAACATCGTCTCCTCTAGTAGCTTTAATTTTTTTATCGTTTAATAAACTTTCAAAGATTTCTTTTGAACTTGATTTCATTCTAAGTCATCACTTTCTTCAGATAAGTCATCAACTATTTTATCTATCATTCTCTTTTGAATTCCTTCTGCCCATCCCATGCAGGTTGCCCCACATTTTATGAGTTCATTATATAGTGAAGGTACATTTTTAGTAGAAACGGCTTTAGATATCTCACCAAATTGTTCTCCTAAAGTTACTGTCCAAAACATATCAGGGTGTCCTATATAAAACTTATTTAAATGTTTTGTTTTTTCCCCATATTCTGAAGAATCTTGTTTCTCTCGTTCAGATAAAAACTGTTCAGTAATTATTAACCTTACATGCTCTTTATTTACCATTTTTTTTACCCTTCTGTAAGATATTCCTAATCTCTCCATCAACTTTATCATGTACTGCTTTATAAGCTTTATCTAAAGTTAACCCAGCTTCCTCTAATTGATCGTCTATAGGTAGTTCAGTATCTATATCATGTATTTCCATATCCATTCTTGCGTACTGATTTGTATCTAATGGACCTACTCTAAATGTAAATCCTAATTTAAGTCCTACTTTCGCCATTTTTAAGTTCCTTTGCTATCAACATCTCTATATATTGTTTTGCTTTGTATAGATCGTCAATCCCGTTTTCTTTATACCTCCACCTACTTATATATTTTACCACATTTCCTTCCGCAAATCCCATATCATTGTCATGAATATAATCAAAAGGTTCTATGTCTAAATGATAATGAACAGGGTCTACACTACTAGGTTTATTATCTCTATTATATACTTCCTTAAAACTATAGTGTTTAGGTTTTACATCGCGTGCATTTCCAATTTCATCGTCTTTCATCTCAGGGTATCCTTTCAATTCTCTATATTGTTTCCATGTTAAGTCAGGGTGGTTCTTTTCTCTATCTTTCCATTCTCCCCATGTAAAATCATATTGTACTTTTGGATTACTCCAACTAGCTTTACTCATCTTCATCCTCCTCTATTATATCTATAGGTGTCAATAATTCCTTCATAATTACAAATATAGGAGTCCTATCTCCCATCCACGCACCTTCAGTATTATATTCAAAATATTCCACTGCTTCCATATAAGCTTCATCTCCTACCTCTTGTACTATTTTTAATTGCTCATCTGGATCCAAATTTTCAAAATCATATTCTTTTTTCTTTTCTTTATAAAAATCTCTAGCAATAATTTCTATTGATCTTTCCCTATCGTATATAGCATAAGGTCCATTAAACTGTTGATGTCCTAATCCTATGAATGCTTCTTTAAGTCCATCATAATATATAACTTCATCATCATTTTCTTCACAATGGAATACATCTTTATCACTCATTCTGTTCCCTACTCTTTCTTA